GCAGAGGCAATAGGGACACTGAATGTCTTTCGGGGTGGCGTGAAATTCAACTGCAACCTTGGCCGCTCGTACCTGCTCCCAAACGTAAGCAAGCCGCTGCTCGCTTGTCATGCACTGCGGACAAGGGCCATGCTGCGTAATATCCCAGGCGTGACGAACACAGAAGTTCATTTGCCTCTCTGATAGAGCTTCCCGCGGGCTTTTGCCTTGATCGAATCGGCTTCCGATGCCGAGATATTGCCCGCGCGCTCGCTTCTCGTGGCACCGCCAATCGCCAGGCGTGCGTGGGTGGGGTCGTTCACTGGGAATGAGCGCCCTGGCACCGCAAACGAGCTTTTCGGCATCTTCGCTCGATCAGCGGCGTACAGTTTTGCCACTACTTCACCTCTTCGCCTGCGAAGTATGCCTTTCCATCCAGCACGAAAGCGTTCTGACCGCTGCGGACGTCGTAGTAAGCGGTCCCGTCCGGTTTGCGCGACTGATAGGCTTCCACCTTCCCGAGTGGAAATGCCAGACGCAGCGCACTGCTGGGATGCGGCGAGCCGTCATAGAGGATCCGTGCAGAGACAGCCGGAGAAACTGTATCTGGCTCCGCAATAGCTACAGACTCCGTAGCTTTCTGGCTCAACGTAGGGTCCACTGCTACCGGCTCGCTCTCTTGCTTCTCCGGGACACCTTCTACAGGCTGCCCCGGAATGTTCAATCCGCGTTCGTCTTCCATGATTCCTCCTACTGAAGCACTTCCACGGTCAACTGCCGCAACTGCGAAACGGAAGTTCCGAGTGTGGTGTTGAGGTGAGAGACAGAAAGCGTGTTGGCCTTGGTCAAATCCACCGAACTGGATACTGCGATGATGCTGTCCTGTGCGATGGAGCCGACTGCAGTCCCGGCAGCGTTGTAAGCCACGAATCCATGCGCTTCCAGTGTGCCGGTCGCGCCCGTTGCTGAAGTCGTGAGATAAACCTCAAAGATGAAGTTCACCGTTAGCACCGAACCTGCGATTGCCGCTGAAGCCGCAGTGAACGGCGTGATCGATGTGACCCCGAAGACGGAAGCCAGGTTCACCTGCGTAGTCACCGTGCCGCCCGTGCCGTTTGTGGTGACGTAGTACATGCCACGCACACGCACCGTTCGGCCAATGGTGTTGAAGAATCCCGCTCCGAAACTGACCTGTCCCAGGGTCCCTGTTGCCGCTGCCGCAATCGTACCCAGTGCGGTAAACGGCGGGAAGGAGGCGAGCGGCGCACGAACAACTTCCGCCGTCCCGTAAGTGAACGCGGTGGGCTGGGCGGGAACTTTGGCCGTTCCAGTGATGATTGCCGTGATCGTGACGGGAGTCCCAATCTGGAAGCATGGAAGAATCGGAGAGCCTGCGGCGAGAGTAACCGGCGTGCCCGTGATGGCCGCGTTCCCTACCGGGTACAGGATTTCCGAAAGCGAAGCGCCGCTGGCCGCGCTCACGTATACGCGATAACCAACAGCCCCAGTCAATGCAGCCGGGGAAGTCAGACCCAGGGTATTCGTTGATCCGGAACCAGAAGCAATCGTTGATGTCGATGCGGTATCGGTCGAAAGCGCCGTCTCGCCGCCCTGGGCATCGACATACGTGATGCCAACGCGATAGGTGGACGACGCCGGAACTGTTCCGCCCGTGGTCCCGGTGGTCAGAAGTCCGTACGTCGCTGCTGAAGTCGATACCGCAGTCGGAGCAGCCAGCGGCGTGACAGACGATGGGAAATTCCCCGCAGTTTCGAGAGTTCCATAGCGGTTATCCACCAGGGAAACCAGGTCGGACGCCACCGAAGCGGTCAGCATCGCGCTGGTGCCGCCGTATTGCGCCCATCCCGGAGTAATCACTACCGCGCCGCCGCCCGCGCCAGCGGCATAGTTCAGAGCTTCCTGGAGGCCTACGGTGCCGGAGCGCACCACATCTCCCGCACCGTGCGCATAGGCAAAGGTCGCGGTGATGAGAATGTTCCCGAGAGTGTCGAAGCTGACTGCGCTCGGAGTCACCGTCTCGATGTTCAGCCCGTAGCCAATGGTAATGGGCGTGTTGGTTGTTGGAACGGCCTTCACGGCGTTCGAGGCATAGTTCTGGCTGGCCTGGCATGTTACCGTGAACGTTCCGGCAGTGGTTGAACCGGTGATGACCTGAAGAGCGGCTGGTGCATCCGGCACTATGCCATAGGCGTAAGCCGCAGCGTCGATAAGACCTGCAAAGCGGGAGATAATTCCCATTTTTTCCTCCTACGAGATTCGCCGTTTCCAGCGTGTTTCTACTGCAAAACTTAGGGGATTTATATACTTGAGTCCCTATTTACTCTCGGGGCGCTTGTCCAAGCCTTTTTCAGCGAGGACTTCGGCCACGTCGTCTACGTGCAGGCAGTCACACATGCAGGCGTAATCATTTGGCGGCTGAATAGCGGCGATATTGCCATTGCAGTAGTCGTTCCCCGGCGTCGCGCTATGTAGAACGCCAAAAGACACAACCTTTCCGCCTTCTAACTTGACGATCTTGTCGCCATTCTTTGCTTCACGTCCGTTGCGATAATGCATGTCATTCTCCTTTGCCCCCACGGGAGTCAAGTATGTAATTCCCAAACTTAGGCCATGCCGCCCATTGGGGCGGGTTCGGATTCCTTTTCAGCGGGTGGCTGGGCCTCATCTCCACCCATCGTACTCGCCAACTCCTGCCCTGCTTCTTCAGGCGAGGCGTTCTCATGGGTGTCCTGATGCTGTCCCCCCTCGTCAATCGAGTGCGAGTGGAGCGACATGCCGTCATGGTGTGAAATGTGGTGCTTGTCGCCGCCGGTGATGTGGTGGCCGACATGAGCCAGCATGTGCAAATGGTCGGGATGCTGCTCTTGCGCTCCATCGTGCATCTTCGAGGTCATCGAGCCGTCAGCGTGTTCGGTGATGGTATGCGTCTTTTCCTCGCCCATCTTGCCGGGTTCCTTAACGGCGGGAGCCTTCAGGGGTTTGCGGAGATCGTCCATCTGACCCTGCATCTTGCCCTTCGACCCGCCGATGCCGCCGCTAAAGTCCTGAGCCACTTGTAGCCTCCGTAATCCTATGCAAACGAATGTTATCTCCAGCTTTGACGCCAGCCGGGACGGGGGTTGAGAGCCATATCGTTTTGGTTTCTGGATCTATGCTGTGCACCACCGCAACGCCTTCCGCTATCTCATCTCCGCGATGGAACGTGCAGAAGGCGGCAATTGGACCCTCGACAGTGAATGCGTCCTGCAGTTCTCGCATATCAACCATTCTCGCCTCCTTCAGCGATCAAAGCTGCTTTGGTTCGTTCCAATTGTTGCACAGCTTCCGGCACTGGTGCGGAAGGTTTTACGGAATATGACGTCACTCCGCCCGGATGCGCCAGTTCGGTATGGGCCTGCAAAAGCTGTTTGAAGCGCTCGACGACGATGGGCTGATGAGAAAGGATGGATTCGTTCTGGAGGGCGATAATGAAGCGGTCGAGCGGGCTAGTTTCGGTCATTTGGATTCGTTCCCCACGCCTTTTCAGTCAGGCGGCGTACATCCCCGGAGTTTTTGGCCTGCTGTACGCCATTGTTAGTCTCTTTCGGGCGGGGCGTCAATGGAATTTGCGTGGCCTGCGTGCGGAGCCGGGTATTTGCCGCTTCGAGGTCGGCATTGATGGACAGTTCTTTCGCGTATTCCTCGCTGGCTTGGCGGAAGGATGACTCTGACCGAGAGAGTTCACTGCGGAGTTTCCAAATCCACACGCCAAGAATGCTTGCTCCCGCTGTCAATGCCAAAATCATCATTGAGAGAATCAGGATAGTTACTGCCGCGATGCCCATGCGCTCCCCCTCTTCGGCCTGTTGCTCAGGTCCCACTTCTGCAGTGCGATGCTCTTGCTCGTCATGCTGACATTTGCCAGTTCGTCGAAATACTCTGCGCGTCTCACTTCAAGCGGTGCCTGTCCTCGCGGATTCATCATACTCTTGCACAAATACCGAACCATATCTCCAACGTCATCAGCCTTCGTTGGGAACTTCCACACATCCTCCGCCTTGCCTGGATGCTTCGTGTCTCTCGTCAGAACCGGGATCGCCTGAATCACGTCCAGGCAGTCTTTCGAGATGAACAGCAATGGCGTCTTGATCGAATAGCCCCCACCCTCGTTTTCATAGTCGTCGTCTTCCCGCGTAGGGTTCATTCTGCCGGCCAGAACGTCTCCCGTCTTCTTCATCATCGCGTACAGGAACCGCCAGCCGCTTACTCGAATATTGTCCGCATCCTCTGACCAGGGCAGGCCTGCCCGCCTCAATTCCTCATCGATGATGTCCTTCGTATTGTGACCGCGGGAGTCAGCCTCATCCGCTTCCGGACTGAGGAAATATCTCTTAATCATCCTCTTCTCGTGTTCAGGCATCTGGTTGATGCACCGCCTGACCAGTTCGCCCTGCTCTACTTCCTGCACCGCATAACAGCGATAGATCACTACCACTTCAACCGCTTCCGGGATCTCCACTGCGAACACGTCTTTAAACAGCTTGGGATTCACCTTGCCGCTTGCAGCCCATCCCACAGCAGCGTGATGAACAAACCCATCGTCATGCGCCATCCAGCGATTCCACCACGGCTGGATCAGCGTCTCTTCCTGGCCAGCCGTCAGAATCAATTTGCTCTCATCCCAGACGCCTGCGAAATATTGTCCGGCGAACGAGTCGAACGACCCCAGGAGATGGCCTGCTCTCAGGCTGGGCGGCAGTGCATCGAGCTTCCGACCTTCAGCCGTCTGCGTGATGAACAATTCAAACCGCTCAGTATCCGACATCGCATAGAATTGAGTCGGCGTAATCCCCAGCCCGGTAAACCACACGAAGTTGTCCCACCCGAACAGGTGAACAAACGCGAAATCCTGCGGCCTCTCTTTCCCGATGAACTGCTTTAGCGCAAAGATCCGCCTTAGAAACTCCGTTCCAGCTCCGCCCGGATTGAAGAATAACCCCGTCTTGCACTCACCCATTCCAGCTTCCGGCCATCGATTACAGGTCTTGATCGTCGTCAGTTCCTGCTCGGTGAACTGCTCTGCCTGATCCACCATGATGTCGTAGAACTCTGGGCCCCAAAACTTTCGGTCAACTTCCTGCTGGTTCTCCGCATACATGAAATTGATCGTCGAACCATTCGGCAGGCGGAACCGATGCTTCCCCTCTTCCCAATATTCGCGCAGCTCAGGGTTTTCAACGAAGTACCGTTCAACGTGATTGATTCGCAACTCTTCCCACACGCGCCGGATAATCACGCCTGCCGTTCCTGGCCGACGATACCTGCGATCCAGCATGATGCGCCGCAACCCGCCTGACTTGCCGCCGGCACGCGCGCCCCCGCCTCCGATCCATGTTGCAGCGTTTGGACCTTTGGCATAGAAGAGCTTGCCGATCGTCTCCTGCTTGGGCTGGAGCGTTTGCTCAAAGACGGCCATCACCGGCAGATGGTGATAACGCCCGTTCCGGGGTCTGATGCAGGCAGCACCGCTACAAAGGGAGCTGTCGTCGAAAACGAGACTGCAGTATTGGCCGGCACGGTCACGCCTGACAGGGGAACATAGTTTGCTGCCACGTCTGTAGCTGCCACTTCAACCGTCAGCGATACTGCGGAGTTGTTCACAATGGTCAGATTCGACGGATTGCCGGGAACCTGCGCCGGGGCCACTGCCTGCGTGAGATTCGATCCACTCCCCAGCGAGGCACTGCTGAGAACGTATTGCTGGCCTGGAGCTAACGCCGGGGGCTTGCTGGTTCCGTAGAGTGGCATCCGTTCACCTCGAGGGAAAGTCTATCACTGTCGCTCGCGCAAAAGGGAACGTCACTCTTTCCACGGAAGACGTTCCCCAATGCGGACCAATTAACGGTTAGGCTTTGCGGGCTGCGGTGTCCAAGACTCCGGCCTGTGGGCCTTTCCGTTACTACTGATGGGGCCATCGTCTAACCGCGTTAGGACTCCGGGCCTTAACCCCGGCAATGCGGGTGTCGAAATCCCGTT